ATTACCAATAGTAGAATAAAAATCAAAAGTATATCCAGTTATATAAGTTCCATTAATATCGTAAATTAATCCGTTTTGGTATTTTTGCTTTACTGATACATTATCAATAAGCAAATATCCATTATCATCAGGATTATCATTAAAAAAAGCTATATCAAATAAGCCAGCACTCCCTGAAGTATAAATAAACTCGTAATAAGTCCAATCAGCAGTCGCTTCTTGATTAAATACTTCCGTTCCATCAATTTCAATTCTTATAACCGCTCTTGGTATAACATCCCCATCACTTTTTGCCCAAAATCCAACAATATATTCAGCAGCTTGGAATTGTAAAGCTTGACTAATATTAGCAGTGTTATCTCCAAATATTTTAGGACACTGACCTCCATTTAAACCTCCTGTTTCACTTACTATAACATCACCAGTAGATAGCCAAAAGTCAAAAGTATCAGGTACAGTTCCATCAACACTAAAATCTCCATTTGAGATTAATTGGTTTACTGCAACATCATTAATAGCTATAACATACCAAGTAGCATCTTTATTTGATTGATATAACATACAACCTAAAGATTCCATTAATGAAGTTAAAAGAAAATAACAATCTTTTGGCTCAAAATTAGACCAATCAACAGAAGAATATTCGGATAGTTTTAAGTTTGATAAGTTATAAAGAGTACCATTAATATTAAATTGACTATAAAAAGCCACATTTAAATCACTCCCAGTTTTTTTTAATAATCTACATACAAAATCACTAATACTTATTCCGGTATCAACATTTGTATCGTCGTATAAAGCGTAATAATCAGATCTTGTATATTTAATATCTTTTAATACCGCAAGGTTATCAGTAGCAGTTAATTCAAGATAATATTGTTCTTGCCATTCGTATTGAATAACATCAGGTAAAAGAAATCCTCTCCATTTTAAAGTTGAAGTTGTACCATCAGTTTCATAAAGGCTTACTCTTAAAGAGTATTCATCATTATCAAAGAAAAAATCTGAAGGTTGAACAACAGAATTATAAGGAATAAAACATTTTATATCCGCAAAAGAAGAACGGATAGGAGAAAATATATTATCTTTAGTAGCTTTATATTTTAAAACAAAAGGTTGATCCTGAGCAGCTATTAAATTAATAACATCAGGAGTTCTTGCAGTTTCTTCTTGCTTCTCAAATTTAACCTGATAATATAAATCAGTCCCAACTTGGTCTAATCCTTGAAATTCTAAATTATAAAGATGGTTATAAAACATTATATTACTCTTGAGTTTTTAATTGCTTGGTTATCTAATAATAATCTCATTTTATCGCCCATAATATCTACTTGGTAGCCACCTTGAGCAGTTGTGTTTGATGGCATACTTATTCTTGAACCTTTATCTCCACTAAATAATTCAAAAGGATTAAATCCTAACCCACCATATTTTGAAGCAATAGTACCAATAGAACCTAATTTAGAACCTTTTGCACTTAAACCACCGGTTAAAACAAATAGTATTGCTGCTGCTGCAATTGCTGCTGCTAATTTTACCATCAAACTCTTTAAAGCATTTAATATCCCTTGAAAAGCATTTTGTCCGCCATCAAGAATAGTAGTAAACATTTGCTCAAATCCTGCTGATAAAGCACCTAATAGCATAGTTTGTGCTGCTATAACTTCATTTGTATGAGCCATAGCTGCGGCTTTTTCTTCTTCGGTTGGAATATAAAAAGATTGAACTTTACCAAAATATTCATCAGTTGTCTGGAATAGTTTATCTTGGTTAGCAGTCATCAAGTTCATTTCATCAATATAAGAACTTGCAAATTGTTCAGGAAGTAAAGAACTTATATCATAATTTGTGTCCATTATTGTCTGCATATCAGGCAATTTGAACTTTATTGATTCTTTTAAAGTCTTTTTAGGTTTTGTTGTTTTGGTTTTTGGAGGAGTTACATAAGGAGTTATTTGTCCTGATTTATCGTAATATTTTTTTGTTAATTTTTCTAAACTATCAAGTTGTTTTTGGTATGCTACTAATTCTTCTTGTTGTGCTTTATGTGTTTCTGCTTTTTTAGAAGCCATTCTTGATTTTATATAATCTGCCTCAGACATTAATGCGGTTTTAGTCGCTTTATCTCTATCAAGTTGCAATAATTTATATTCTTCAATAAATTGCTTTTCACCTTCAATTTGATCTATTGCATTTTGTTTAGCGTGTTCTACTCGCAAATTTTCCATTTTTGCAGTAATATCTGCTGCTTTAGCTGCTAAATTTGTTGCTGTTGCCCTTGCAATCATAGCTGAAACATAAGCCCCTGTACCATTTATAAGACCTTGTTCAGCTTGTTTAAATGTATCTACTGATCCTGTAACAGTACCAATTGTTTTATTGTATTGCTCTACAAATTGTTTTTTACCAGCAACACTTTTACTTGCAGTTTCTAAAGATGATTTTAATAATACTATATCAGCTATTGCATTTTTTATTGACTTATCTGCATAAGTTTCATTTAAAGCATCTAATTCTGATTTAGCACTTGTTATTTGCTCTTTACCTTGAGTTAATTTAGTAATCATCTCAATTATTTGACCGCCATAAACAGTAAGTAAAGTAACACCAATACTTAAAGCAGTTTGCCAAGAAAATAATGCAGCAGTTAATTGTTTAAATACAGAAGTAGTTTCTTTGCCACTTGCAGCTAATGCTTTATTAGCCGTGTTTACTTTATTGATTTCGTCAAATAAAATAGGTAAGTTGTTGGATATAGCTAAAAATCCAATATTAGCACTTAACCCAAAGGCAGGAAGTTCTCTTGTTAATTGGTTTATAGAGTTATTTAACCCATTAAAACCAGTTCTTGATCGGTTAGCGTTTTGATTAATAGAAGTTAAAGCAGCATTTACTTGCCCCTCTACTGTATTAATTTCTCTGCCAATATTTTTGAATGCAGCAGACCCTATATCTACTGATTCTAATTGCTTTTGAAGTTGTTTAAGCTGCCCGTTTAATGAAGTTAAAGTAATAGATCCAATTGTTTGCTCAACGCCAACACCAAATCTTTTTAATTCACTTTGTGCAGCATTTAATTGATTCTTTAAATCACCAATCTCAGCTTCAAGTTTAACTATTATTTTTTCTTCCATTATTACTCATCTTGTTTAGTAATTCTTCTTTTTCTTCTTTAGTTGGTGGCTTAACTGGTTTCCTTTGAAGTATCCTATACTTATCAGTCCATAATGGAATAATATCTTTTGGTTTCTTTTGGTGTTTCTTTTCTACTTGGGTATTAAGTATGTAACTCATTAAGACTCTTGTTCTATCCCACTCGTCAGCTTCTTGCTTCGCGCAGTGAATTACATACCTAATATAATCTATAAAAGTCATCTCCCAAAAATCACTTGGCATTAAACCCAAATTGATAATTGCGTTGTCTAATAGATCAATCCAAGTTACTTTTTTTTTTCAGTTTCACCCTCACTCATAGCTTTAAAAGCGTTTATCATCTGCTCAGTCATTAAGACTACACAAGACATAAATTCTTTAATAACCACAAGTTGATCCGCATAACCCATAGTGTCTACCCAACTTTGGACATCCTCTAAAGTGAAATCAACAACCTTTTTATTTGATCGGTAAGCACCAAACAACCCACAATAAATTACATCTGCAGTCATATCTAACTGACTATAATCATCACTAAGTTGTTTGATACTTCCTATATCAACTCCAGTTAATTTAGTATACTTTTCTAATGCGTAATTACCAAATTTCAACTGCTTTACTTCTCCGTTGAGAGTAACTTCTATTATTCCTGTCATAGTTGTGTTTTGTTTTTATTAAACGATTGTTGCAAATGTAGGTGCGCCTGTTCCTGTAAACTCAATTGAGTAAGTAGTAACATCTTCCATCGGTGCTGAAACCTCACAAGAAGCAATATAAGCAGTTTGTGAAACTGATTTATCTCCTGCTACACTATCAGTCCAAACAATAGCAACACTTGCTCTTGAATTGTATGCAGTGAAAATATCAGCTAAGTCTTTGTTAGTAGATTGGAAATCTGCAAGACCTTCTGCCGTATAAGAAATATCTCTTAAACCTGGCATTACTTCTTTCCAACCTGCTGATTCTTTAGAGGTTGTTTCGAATAAGTCCTGATTCATACTCATAGTTACATTTGTTAATTCTGCGATTTGCGTTCCATCCATTTTTAAGATTTGCGCGGTGCCGTTGTAAACTGCCATATTATTTTAATTTAAAGTTAATTATTCTGTTATTGTGTAAGTTCCGGTGAATGATACTGTATAAGATACTACATCTTCCATAGGTGCATTTACCTCTATACTTTCAACATAAGCCAATCCTGTATAATAAGCTTGCGCTAAAACAGGGTTTGCAATTAATATATTTATAGGTGTTCTATTATCATAAGAATCAAACAAAGTTGTAATACCTAAATCTGAACCACCTTCATCAAAATCAACTAAAGCATCAGCCGTAAAAGCAAACTCCCTTAAACCTGGTAAATTAACCATATAACCTGCTGATTGCTTACAAGTAGCATCAATCATACCATCATTTAAAGTAATAGTAACACCTCTTTGACACATTAACGGGAAATCCGTATCTGCATCATAAAGTAATATATCCGATCCGTTTAATACGCTCATCCTTGTTGTATTTTAAAAGTAAATCTTATTAATCTTCTCACTAAAACTCCGGTTGATACCTCTTGCTCAAGTGAGTTTGTGCTTTCCATTAAAGTTCGTATACTATACCAATCAGGACTTAAATCTAAGTATCCTGCTTGTCTTGTTCTTATTAGTTCAGTAATTTGATTTGAGATATTATCACAAATTATTTTACCACCATAACTATTATCAAACTTCATACAAACCTCAATTAAAAGGCTTAATTCT